AGCGTTTCTAACTCATCTACAATTTTCTAAGGGAGCTTCGGCTCCCTTTTTTGTTGCTTGTCCGTAAATTTAGGTATAGAATTTAAGAGGTTATATAATTAATTAGCTTGATGAGGGCCGCAAGGTTTCCATTAATACAAGATAAAGGAGTTCATAATGGCTAATCCACATTTTCAAAACCTAATACTTTGGGCAGGTAATACTGTTGCTTCCGAGCACAAGAAAAACCAGCCTATGTTCGCACCATATCCGTCAGATCAGACGTTTTATATGTATCACAATGACTTTTTTACATATAACTCTGGTGATTGGACGATTACAACTACTGAAGCTGGCACAGGAAGTGCATCTGAAGCCGTAACTTCATCAGCTGGTGGAGCTTTATTGCTTACTAATGCTGCTGGAGATAATGACTTAGACTTTTTACAATTAAAAGGTGAAGGTTTTAAACTTAGCACCAGTAAAAAAGCTTACTTTTCAGCTAGATTTAAAGTGAATGACGTTGACCAATCAGACTTTGTAATGGGTCTGGGTATTACTGATACAACACCACTTGATACAACAGACGGTGTATTTTTTATCTCAGCAGATGGTGATGCAGGCCTAGATTTCTTAGTTGAGAAAGATAACACAGCTACTACTACTGAAGATGTAGCAACAATGGCTGACGATACTTTCATTACTACTACATGGTTTATAGATCCAGATGCCTCTAAAGTTTTTTATTCTATAAATAACGCAAAACCTGTGGGTGTTGCAATCACTAACTTACCAGATGATGAAGAATTAACAGTATCATTTGGTATTCAAAATGGTGAAGCTTCTGCACAAACCATGACAATTGATTACGTAGTTGCAGCAGTCGAAAGATAGGAGTAAACAATGGCAGATACAGTAACGTCACAAACTATCCAAGATGGTGAAAGAGTTGCTATCTTAAAGTTTACAAACGAGTCTGATGGTACAGGCGAATCTAGTGTTAAAAAAGTAGATGTATCCGCATTGACCTCCAACAGTGCAGGAGAAGCTTGTACCAGCGTCTCTATAGCACGCATATACTGGGCAACCAGAGGTATGGGTGTAGATATAGAATTTGACGCATCCACTAATGTTTTAGCAATACCACTACCTGCAGATAGCACAGGTGATGAGTATTATGATGATAGATTTAGTGGTATACCTAACAATGCAGGTTCAGGTGTTACAGGCGATATAGACTTCACAACAGTTGGTCACTCTAGTGGCGATGCGTATTCGATAATCTTAGTTTTGAACAAAAACTATTAATGAATGGCTACCAGACGAAAAGCTAAACAAATACGCAGAACAACTGGTAAAGGTGGTAATTACCGCCCCACTAAAAAAGGGGCGGGTATGACTAAGAAAGGAATAAGAGCTTATAGAAAAGCTAACCCAGGATCTAAATTAAAAGGCGCTGTTACTGGCAAGGTAAAAAAAGGTAGCAAAGCAGCTAAAAGAAGAAAATCTTTTTGTGCAAGGTCGCTAGGGCAATTAAAGAAAAGTTCTGCAAAAACAAGAAACAATCCAAATTCAAGAATTAGACAAGCTAGAAGAAGGTGGAAATGTTAAATGGCTAAGTCAGATCCAAAGAAAGGCACTGGTAAAAAACCAAAAGGTTCAGGTCGAAGGCTTTATACTGATGAAAACCCTAAAGATACAGTTTCTATTAAATATGCTACAGTCCAAGATGCAAGAGATACAGTTGCTAAAGTTAAAAAAACTAAAAAACCTTTTGCTAGATTAATACAAATATTAACAGTGGGTGAACAAAGATCTAAGTATGGTGGCAAGCCAAGGCAAGCAGAAATATTTAGGCGTGGTAAAGACTCAATACGTAAAAAATTTGGCAGAACTAAATAATGTATCCTGTTTATAATAAATTTTATTACAAACCATTACCAGATTGTATTGAAGTTCAAAAAAGCCCTATAGAAGGATATGGACTGTTTGCGGTAGATAATATTGACAAAGATTTTGATTTAGGTATGTCACATATAAAAGTTCCTATTATAAAAGGTTATGTAAGAACATCCATAGGGGGCTTTTTAAATCACTCAGAAGATTCAAATTGTTACCTTAGCGAAGAATTAGACTGGGACGACTATAGAGTTTTTAATGTAATTACATCAAAAAAAATTAGTGTTGGCGAGGAGCTTACGCTAAACTATCATTTAGACGAGTTAAATTATGGCTAAACAAAAATTAAAAAAAGTTATTAAGGGTCTGCAAAAAGCAAGCAAAACGCATGCAAAACAAGCAAAAACATTACAAACTCTTAAAATGAAAAAGGGAGGTAAAGTTAAAAGTGGAGGCAAAATTTGCCCAGAGGGCAAAGCTTGGGCAAAAAGAACTTTTGATACATACCCTTCAGCATATGCAAATATGGCTGCATCGAAGTATTGTAAAGATCCTAATTATGCAAAAGGCAGTAAAAAAAGGAAAAAAAAGGCTAAGGGTGGCTTCGTAAGTATTAGAGGCCAAGGTGCTGTCATGTCAGATAGACTAAGGTAATGGGACAACTTAAGCAGTGGCGTGAACAAAACTGGGTGCGCATTGGCACAGATGGATCTATTAAAGGGCCTTGCGGCACAAGTAAAGATAAAAAAAACCCAGATCGTTGTTTACCAGCTGCAAAAGCTAGAAGTTTATCTAAGTCAGAAAGAGCAAAAACTGCAAGAAAGAAAAAAAGAGCAGGGGCTAAAGGTAAAACAGTGGTTGCAAACACAAAAAAGGCAAGAGTTTCTATGAAGACAGGAGGCACAACAATGTTAAAGAATAGAAAAAAAGCAGATCTTGATAAAGATGGCAAAATTTCATCCTATGAGATGAAAAGAGGTATGGCAATCGAAAAAGCCATGAAAAAACAAAATCGTGTTAAAATGAAAAAAGGTGGCTTTATAGCAAGAGGTTGTGGAGCTGTCAGACCTGACAAAAGAAAGGTCACAACTATTAGTTAGGAGAAGATATGCCAAAGAAAAAATCTAGTGTAGATCCAAAATTACAAGCAAGACTTGATGCAAAAGTCAGACCAGATCAGCCCGTTGTCGAAGATCGTATTTATTTAGATTCTTCTGGCAATCAAGTAAAGCCGAAAAAAAAGGCTGCTGCAAAGAAAACAACTGCTAAGAAAGGCAGACCAAAGAAAAAGGATTAATTATGTATAGAAGAACAAAAGGATACGCTATGGGCGGTAAAGTCAGTAAGTACATGGCTAAAGGTGGCAAAGCCTCAAAATACATGGCAAAAGGCGGTAAGGCTTCAAAATATATGGCAAAGGGCGGAAAAGCATCTAAATATATGGCAAAAGGTGGGAAGGCATCTAAATATATGGCTAAAGGTGGTAAAGCTTCAAAGTACATGGCTAGAGGTGGAAAAGCTAGTAAATACATGTCAAAAGGCGGAAGAGTTTAAAACTAAGACTAGGGGGTTATTTTGTCTTATCTAATATCGAACATACCACAGTTCAAATGTTGGGTGCGTAAAGAATTTACAGCAAACCATCAAAAATATCACGGAGAATATCTGCATGCCTTAGCCTTTGCAGTTAACACTATTCCAGACAGATCTTTGTCTTTTCAAGTGGTATTCACTGGTTGCGAAACAGATCTAGAGGATCATCCAGATGAAAATATACATGGTGGTGCTATGTGGGCAAGGATGCCAATACAAGCACTTATAGCTGATGTACCAGTGGATGAATGGCCTACACCTATGGAGGATCATTTAGCACAACCTTGGGATTGTTTGAGTCATCATCATTCAGTAGTAGTATTAGATAGAGTTAGCTCTTCTCCCTGGATATGCAAAATAGGGGGTGAGTTCTATACAGGCACCTATATGTTTACTGTAGATTACACAGAAAATAGTATCGCAGACGATTCTGCTCAACATAAACAGTCACATGTGTTATATTTGACAGACGCTGGTGAATATACTGGTAATTTTGTAGCTTTACCAAACAATAGAGTGAGAGCTACAAATCCAGCTCTTTGGCGTGTTGGTGACGGGCCGCCCGATTTTTCACCAAGTCAATGGATTCACTCAGCAGAGAAACACGATAGTTATATGGATTCATACACAACATTTGATAATCTATATAATCAAGATGATAGGAAAGATTAATGGCATTATCTGGCAGCACAAATTTTGAACCGAATGTAACAGAGTTTATAGAAGAGGCCTACGAGAGGTGTGGTGCTGAATTAAGAACAGGATATGATCTTAAAACTGCTATTAGAAGTGTAAATCTTATGTTAGCTGAATGGGCTAATAGAGGTCTCAATCAATGGACTATAGAACAAGCCACACAAACTGTTACTGAAGGCACTTCTAGTTATTCATTAAATGCTAATGTAATTGATGTATTAGATGTAGTGGTGCGTAGGACTGTAAACCAAGAGCAAACTGATATTAGCATGAACAGAATTAGTAGATCTGAATATCTAAACATTCCAAATAAAGAAACAAAAGCAAGACCCTCACAGTTCTTTTTTGATAAATTAACTACACCTGCTTTAAAAATATGGCCTGCACCAGAAAATAGCACGGATATTTTAGTTTTTAACAAGCTTGTAAGAATGGATGATGCAGATGCTGCAACTAATACTATGGACATGCCGTTTAGGTTTTATCCTTGTTTTGTTGCTGGTTTAGCGTACTACTTGTCTATGAAGAAGAATCCACAACTTACACCACAACTTAAAGCAATGTATGAGGAAGAATTTAGAAGAGCTGCAGATCAAGATGAGGATAGAGCATCATTTAGAGTAAGACCTGACATAAGGATGAACTAATGGCATACGCTTTAGGTAAATTTGCAAAAGCATTATGTGATAGATGTGGTTTTGAATATAAGCTTCTAGAGTTAAAAGAAGAATGGAATGGTGCTAAGGTTTGTCCACATTGTTATGAACCAAAACATCCACAATTAGAGCCACTCACTGCTACTGCGGATCCTGAGGCTTTATACAAACCACGTCCTAATAATGACGCAGAAGAAGGTGAAGGGTTTGTTGTTGTTGTAAATTCAAATATCTTTAGACCAGACTACATGAACCCATCAACTTTACCTGCAAACTTTACAGTTTCCAAGATGACAGGTAGTGTAGGTGAGGTTACAATAGTTATCACATGACATTAGCCGAACTCAAGACATTAATACAAAACTATGTTGAAAACGAAGAAACTACCTTTGTAAACAGCTTAGATGACTTTATAAAAAACGCTGAAGAACGCATATTTGAATTAGTGCAGTTTGACTTTTTTAGAAAAAATGTAACAGGCTCTCTAACCGCAGGCAACACATATTTAACAACACCGTCAGACTTTCAAATGAGTTTTTCACTCGCAGTTATTGATGGCAATGGTGATTATCATTATTTAGATAAAAAACATCCATCTTTTATGCGTGAATACATCGTAGATCCAACAGATACAACGCTTAGGGATTTACCCAAGTATTATGCTGATTTTGATAAAGAGCTCTCTACAGCGACAAATAATGGCTCTACATTAATAGTAAGTCCTGTGCCAGATTCCAATTACAGTGTTGAGTTACATTACCTTTTCAAACCAACTTCATTAGTTACAGATACTACGGGCACATGGCTGTCTACTAATGCTAGAAACGCTTTATTGTATGGGTGTTTAGTAGAGGCAAATATATTTTTAAAAGGGGAAAGCGACATGCAACAACAATATGAGCAACGCTTTATGATGGAAATATCAAGGTTGAAAAATCTTGCAGAAGCTAGGGGGAGAAGAGATGAATACCGTTACGATTCTTTGAGGTCATCGGTTTCATAAAATAAAAATGAGTAATACAGAAAGCCTTAAAGGCAAAACAGTTGCCATCGTTGGTATGGGTAAAAGTTGGTTTGATTATAATTTAGCTAAATCGCATGGGGTTCATTTTGATGAAGTATGGGCCATAAATGGAGTAGCATCGGTAATATATCACGATAGAGTATTTATGATGGATCCTGCATCACGATTTTTAGATACAGAGGACGCTGGTGGTCAGACAGAAAGTATGAAAGAAATGCTTTTAGAACATGAAGGTCCTATATATACATGTGAGTTAGATGAAAGATGCCCTGGATTGGTTGAATATCCACTTGAAGAAGTAGTCCAGTATTCAAATTGTCATTACCTAAACAACACAGTAGCCTATGCTATAGCTTTTGCATTTTGGAATGAAGTTGCAAATCTTAAACTTTTTGGTATAGATTTCTCTTACAAAGGTAATTTGCACTTTGCAGAAGCAGGGCGAGGGTGCGTAGAGTTCTGGTTGAGTAAGTGTATTTCTGCGGGTATGCAAGTAGAAGTAGCGCATACATCAAGTTTATTAGATACAGATGTACCAGCAGAACAGAAACTTTATGGTTATCATAGACTTAAAAATCCATATATCATTTTAGTAGATGAAAAGGGTATAAAGCTAGAACGCATTGATAATCTAGATATAGTTAAAAAATCGCAAGAACCAACGCTAATTGATCGCAACGACAGTCATTTAAAACCACCAGAACCTAAAAAATGGTAGATAAGATCACACCTGCTGGGATGCCAGAATTAGGTATTATTGAAGCTAAAACTACAAATTTTGGTGGCCATCCCCCTGAATTTTGGGCTGAAAGACTTACAGAAAAAATTGTAAGTTACTCTGAAGACAAGGAGCCACATATCAAAGAACAAGCCAAAGCTTACAAAGATGCTATATATCAAGTGTGTTTGATTTATATAAAAAATGCGTTAAAATCTTATAAAGCCTCTCTAATACAAGATTTAATAGGTGGTGGAGAGGAAGAATTAGCAAAAATTATTAGAGGTATTTAATATGGCTATAAGCTCTACTTTAACCACAAGTTTCAAAAAAGAACTTCTTGAAGCTGTGCATAATTTTAAAAACTCTGGTGGTGATACCTTTAAATTAGCCTTATATACAAGTTCAGCTACCTTAGGTGCTACAACTACAGCTTTTACCACTACAGGACAAGCTAGTGGCACAAACTACACATCTGGCGGTAGTAATTTAACTAGAGTAGATCCTACATCTAGTGGCACCACTGGTTTTACTGATTTTGCAGATTTAACATTTGGAACTGCAACTATAACTGCTAGAGGTTGTATGATTTACAACTCATCAGATAGTAATAAATCTGTAGCAACTATAGATTTTGGTGGTGACAAAACATCTACAGCAGGCGATTTTACTATAGTATTTCCTGCAGCAGCAGCAAGCACAGCGATTATCAGAATAGCTTAGCCTTATGGCTAATATAACTGGTTGGGGTCGAGGCACCTGGGGAGAAGGGCCTTGGAGTGAACCCATACCCGTTACACTCACAGGTGTAGCAGCTACAAGTGCACTTGGCACTGTTTCAGTTGTAGCTAAAGCTAATATAACACCCTCATCACAAGTCGGCACAGGATCCGTAGGATCACCTAGTATTGATGGTGAAGCTAATCTTACCCTTACAGGACAATCATCGACATCTGCACTTGGCACACCTACAGTTGTCGCAAAAGCTAATGTGTCACCGACAACACAACTGGCAACAGTTTCTGTTGGAACCTTAACAATAACGGGTAAAGCAAATATTACACCAAGCTCGCAAGTGGGTACATCAGCTATAGGAGGTGTCGGAGTAAACGGTGATGCCGTAGCAAATGCACCTGGAGCAGTTGGATCTGTAGGCAGTGTTGGAGTTGATGTAGATGGCGAGGCAAATGTTGTTATATCAGGTTTAAGCACAACATCTGCAGTTGGATCTTTAACAATTCATCACAATGCTAAATTTAGTATAGATGGTGTAGAAAGTACATCTGAGGTTGGTTCTGTAACTACAATTGCAAAATCAACAGTTACATTATTAGGAGTTTCAGCAACAGGTTTTGTGAACAATGTGCTTGTTTGGGGATTAGTTGACGAAAAACAAACAAGAAACTTCTCTGACATATCAGACGATCAAGCCTCTAGTTTTAGTGCAATAAATCAAACACAAAGTCAAAATTATGCTAATATTGATGATGACCAAAGTTCATCCTTTGCTGAAATTAATGAAACACAAACCCCAGATTGGGAAGAGGTAGCATAAAATATGGCAACGTATGTTAATGATTTAAGATTAAAAGAGATAGCAACAGGTGATGAGTCAGGTACTTGGGGGACTTCGACCAACACTAATTTAGAGCTAATTGCTGAAGCGTTTAGCTTTGGTACAGAGGCTATAACAACCAACGCAGATACTCACACCACCACTATTGCAGACGGCTCTACTGATCCTGGTAGATCTATTTACTTAAAATATACAGGCACACTGGACTCAGCTTGCACCATTACAATAGGCCCTAATACCGTATCTAAGCTTTGGTTTATAGAAAATGGCACTTCTGGCTCCCAAAACATAATTATTTCGCAGGGCTCTGGCGCTAATGTAACAGTACCTCCAGGAGATACAAAAGCAATATACTCGGACGGTGCAGGCTCAGGTGCTGCTATGGTTGATGCTTTTGCAAGTTTAAATGTAGTCGATCTTAAAGTAGAAGATGACTTAACAGTTACCGATGATGTAAGTATAGGTGGTGCTCTAACACTCACAGGAAATGGAGACTTTAATGGCGATTTAGATGTAGACGGTACGACTAACCTTGATGTAGTAGATATTGACGGAGCTGTGGATATGGCTTCTACTTTAGCTGTAGGTGGTGCTGTGACAGTAACACAAAGTTCAGCAGCCACAGCAGCAACTTTTAAAGTTGGTAATAATTCAGCACAAGTTGCTAATGTAGTTGTTTCAAATGATGCAGATACAGGATTAAATCTTGGAGTATTTGGCTCTTCAGCAGGAACAGCAGGGATGATCTCTGCAAGTGATGCTTTTATTACAACCTCTACAACTGAATTAAATGTGGGTGTAAATAATAGTTCAGGTGTAATTAAATTTGGTGTTGGAAGTACAGCGTCAGAAAAAATGCGTATTGATGGAACTGGTGTTGGTATAGGAACTACAAGTCCTGCTGCAACTCTTGATGTTACAAGCTCTGCATCTGATTCAGTATTTTTAAGAAGCTCACAATCAACTACAACTAATGTTTATATTACAAATACAAATGCAACTGCTAACAATACAGCTAATTTATATTTTGCACCTGCAAATAATATATCAGGTGCATTAATATCAACGATTGCAATTGAGGATTTTTCTTCTAGTGCTAACAGAACAGCAGATTTAGCTTTTTCAACAAGAAAAGATGGCACGATGGCAGAAAGGATGCGTATTGATTCTTCAGGAAATGTTGGTATAGGAACTACAAGTCCACAAAAAGCTCTTGATATTGCAGGAGCATCAAGTGGTGGTGGTGCTGTTATGCGACTTTCAGGAACAGGTGAAGC